TTATTCCATCCATTGAACACAATTATCAGTCTCGCACTTTGCTGCGATGTGCCCATTTACAGCACTAATTTGATAGCTCAAAGTCCCTGCATTACAAATGGGACAAGACATTTCTGCACCAAAGGTGAGTTGTGGTTTTTGGGTACCATGTTTGTCAGTGATTGCTTGACGGGCTAAAGCGATATTTTGAAAGTTCATTACGCATGTTCCTCCCAGTCGAACTCTTCGCCTAACTGCTCGCGATTATCTTCATCAATTAAAATAACTGAGATAATTTCATAATCATTAAGCTTCTTAACAGTAGCCATTTTCTCAAAGGCATCCTTCATATTTAAAAATGTACCTTCAAGCGTACGAATTTCAGCAACAATACATGCCCCAAAACAAGTCTCCGCTATATGATGGATTTCAGAGTTCTCTAAAATTTTTCGGATACGTACTTGATACTTTTTTGATTGCTTCATGATCAAGCTGCTCCCTGATGATTGTCATCTAATTCACAACGGCATCGACCTATCCGAAAATATTCAATTGGTCCTGGTGCATCCTTTGGCGTAATTTCATAACGTGAAAGCTCATAGGTACGGACTTGGGCTTTTACAGTGATGTCATCACCATCAATTTTAGTAATTTTTCCAGAATGGGCAGTTTGGCTGACGGAAATATTTCCATTGCCTATACTTTTGCGTTTCTGGATCATAAAGTTGACTTCATCACCCACTTGGTATGCTTCAAAATTTGGCAGGATTAAACCACCACAATTACAATGATATTTAGACATGGCTTAACCCTCCAAACCTTCTTCACATTTTTCTTTAATGCAGTCTTCAAGATGTTGAATACATCTTGCCTTTGATTCAAATGGACCTTGCCAACAACCATCTAAAACAATATCCCACTCAACTAAACCATGTTCTTCAATTCGATCTATTTGAACTCTGCCAAAAAATGGAACATCATGCGCAAACCAATGTTCATTATCATCAGTGCCAAATTCTATTTTTGAGTTTTGTGTGACAGCTTCAGCTTGATAGACTTTTTCTGCATGCTTAATTAATGCAGCAACTAATGATCCTTTCATAAACCAGGTTTGATTAATCATGCAGTCATTCTTTAAAGTCTGTGGCTGTGATTCACAAGTTACCCAAGTCAACCAACAAAGTTGTGTTTTCTCATCTTCATAAAGTTCCAGTTCATCATTCCAAGTAAAATCTTTCAGATCGCAAACCATTGCTTCTTCAAATTTTAAATGTGTATCTGTCTTAGTGTTCATAGACTAAGCTCCTAATACTGCGGTACTTGGTATTTGCGCCATTACGGCTGACTGGTTTAATACCCAGCGTTGACGCAAATCAGTTTCAAAACTAGATAAAGGCTTTGGCTGTTTTGGATTACGCTTACTGTGCGTTGTATGTGGATGCTTTTTTGTCATTCGAAAAAAATTCGGATGAATAAGTTCTGGTGTTAATACTGCGTTAGAATTGCTGTGCATTATTGGTTCTCCAACTGATTGATGTGACACATACAGGAGTGGCCGCTTCTGTATGTGTGCTTTTTAAATTAATGAATTGGATGCTGAGTTTTTTTAGATCGCTCTGTTTCAGACTTATCTGACATCACTGCAGCTAAAATAAGGAGTTTCAATAATTCTGGAACTTCTGATTTAACTTCTTTTCGCTTTGGGAATTGTGGAAGTTGTAGCTGCTCATAAAATTCATTCGCATATGCCCATTGATGGATACGTTCTTCTTTCAGACTTCCTCTTCTTGAATGAAATTTCTCATGTTTTTTACAGTATTCGACGCCAGACATAATTTCTTTATCATCAAATACAACGATAATTTCTCGGCCATGCTCAGGCAGTGTTTTAATGCTGTGAAAAATAGGATTCAATTTCGAGTGTGCGGGAATTGCTTCAATTTGCACATGAAATGTTGCGGAATTTGATTCTTTTAAAATGGCATTTGCAAAGTTATAAACGCTATTTAAGAATGAACCTCCTTGCCCACCAATACCCACTGGATAGCCAATTATTTGCATTAGTTCATCTCTTTTGATTTCTTGCTCAATAAGACGATTTTCTAAGTAATGAGCAACGTCTGCAGAAACTGGCAAAGATGCCTTCATGCATGATGGTGTCCAAATATTAAGTTGATACATAGTATTTTCCTTTTAAGTTGGGATTAATCCCGTTGTGAAGTTGGTTTTTCAAAAATCCAACAGCGCTTGGTTGTCCCTGCAATTTTGCTTTGCACGGGTTTATTTGCTTCAATAAATCGATAATGCATGCTGTGGCGTAGTGCATTTTGTAATTCAGTTTGGTCTGGTAAGGCGTAACGATAATCGGCAGCTAGTTTGTACAAGCTTGCGAAATGAATGGCGATTTGATCAGATTTCGCTGAATGATTGATATTACTTAAAACATGCTCTGGTCTTTTAATAGAGTCTTCCATTTCCTCGACTGTGTTCCAGAAGTTTTGCACCAGGACTGAATCAGACTTAAGAACTTTGTCTCGGTTCTGAGCCATTGTTAAAAGTTCGGCGTGGACTTGCTTCTGGATTTGTACTGGTACATCAACAATGTGTTGACACATCGAATCAAATAGAGCCATGAGTTGGGCATGGTTATGTACTATTCGGGAACTTTGTATGTTGTGATGATCTTGATGCAAAAAATCATCATGCTTTTGCAAATTTAGGCTATATGACTCCAGTATTACTTTTTCTTTATTCAGACATTTCAAAATAAACTGACTAACATTCTGATGTTCATACTTGGACAGTCGACGGGATGCGAACAGACTTGCTTTAGTCAATTGATCCTTAAAAAACTTGGTTTGAACAATACGTCCCATCACGGCTTCAGTCGAAATAATTTCGGCATTTTGGCTCATGATTAATGTACCCATAAATGGTGGTTCATAAGTTTCGTTCCCACCATTTTTAACACCTTGTGCACCTAATGATCCCCCGTCATAAAGCGTTTTAAGCGAGTCCCAATCGAATTGCTTTACCCCTTTGTCTCCTTCACGATCTGACTCGATAAGTACAATTGGTAAATTAGAAACTTGTCTGAATGTACGCAATAAACCTGATTTAGAAGATTTGGCTGGATCTAAACCTTCATAATTGATACGACCAAAAAGCTTCCATAAAAATTGTAATAAAGTTGACTTACCTGTTCCTGGTTCACCGACAATTTCCACAAAAGGGAAAGATTTATGCATTTTTCGAATTTGCTGAGCATAAAGGCTGCCAAAAAATGTGGTTAAAGCGATAAGCCCCTTTACCCCATAAGCATCAATTAAGTCTGTGATCCATTGCTTTTGGTAATCTCCTTGATTTGAATTGATATCCAAACTAAATGGTGCACGGCTTTTTAAATTGATATTCTTTGGTAGTTCAAAATAGTCTTCATTGTTAATTTGAAATTGTTTACCTGATTGATAGGCTAGGTCACCTAGGACATAAGTTTTTAATTCAGCTTGATAACCAACATAGTTAATTAATTGCACACGTTTGATGTCTTCAATCCATTTTTCTAAGAGTCGATCAAGTTGGGTACCATTTCCCGTATAAACTACACCAGGTGCAACAGCGAGCAATCTCTTCTTAAATTCTGAGGCTGCTGCTAACTGCGAACCTGTGAATGTATTTTTTACAGCTTTGTTATTTCTAGGAAAATCAATATTAAAGTAATACCAAGCCTCGTCAGTTTCTTCACTGTACTGGTAATACAAAGCTGTTGGTTTACAACTCATAATTTTGGTGACATTTGCTGCAGCATGTAAGGCTTTATCACGACGGTCAGCTAAAGCTTTCTCCTTTTCTTCTTCTAACCAGTCTGAGTTTTCTTTATCTTCGAAGTTAATATCCTTTAGATATTCATCGTATTTATCATTATCTAACTTGAACCAATAAACCTGATTGTGAAAATCAAAAGGGAAAGTTTTTGTACCATTACGCTTGTAGATAAGTAACGCTTTATCCACAGGTTTTGGTGCAACCAGTAATGCACCATAGTATTTATAATTTTCTAAATCGGTAAATTTGAGACGATCCTGTTTATAAAGATCATTCCAATCTACTTTTTTACGTCCACTAGGAGGAAGAGCTGCTTCACATTCAAATCCGTCTGTTAAGCCTCTTTCCATATTATGGAAAATACCATCATGCCCTGCTTTGTCATTATCAAAAGCCCACACCAATTTCGGTAATGGCTTCCCTGCAGAGATACACTCTTGTTTAAGTTCATTCAAAAAGATAGACGGATAGTAACCTGATCCAGCAGATAAACAGCTAAAACTCGTTATGTCGGATAACCACAAAGCAATGGTGTCGAAAATACCCTCTGTAATCCAAATTTCTTTTGAATCTATGTAATTAGTATTGGGTGTTAACCATGAATGCCCTTTCGAATTCCATCCTTTCTTATAAGTGGTTTTAGGTAAAACACCTTGATCATCTAAAATTCGTTGCCACCAACCTTCATTTCCTTTTTCATCTTTAATAGGAAAACGTAAAGTCGTTGAACCAACACCTAAATCGTAATCTTTGAAATATTCTTGTGAATAAAGGCCTTTCAACCGATCAATAGGCAACCCACGACCTTCGACCAAATAAGCATCCACTGTTTTGTTAGGATTTTCAGCCGTTGGTTTAAAACGTTTTTCCCATTTTTCAAAAAGGTCTGGATAAAGATCACGAATATAGGTCGGAATACCACATTTATTGTTACGTGGACAGTGGACAACCCAAGGGCTCTCCAAACTGGTCCACGCTTCCTTATGCGAACAATTGGGGCATTTGCCAAGGCGAAGTTTGTCACCGCGCTCTTTAAACTCATATTCAGCTTTTAAACGATCAACTACTAAAGTTTGAGTTTCTGGAAACATCATTTAATTTGACTGCCTTATTACAAATGCCGTTTACGTTTAACTTCATCTCCTGCCAAGTTGAGCAATTTTTCTTGGATGCGCTCTCTGGCCAGAAATTCTATTGTTTCTTCAACTGAAGCAAGCCCCAGTTGCTTTTGCACTTCTTGCACGATTTTTAGTTCTTGCTCTGAAAGTGCTATTTCCTGTTTGAGCATTCTTTCAGCTCCTAGAAAGCTGCTTGTTTGCACCTTCACTTAAAAATTCGTACAAATTAAAATCATCTTCAGAATCGTCTACTAAGGTATGAATGGCTTGCTTCATTGCCATTTGGCGAATGAGCACACTAATTTCGATGCCCAACATATTTGAAGCTGCTGTGAGTAAGTCGGTTTCATCATTCGTTAAGTTGATGCTGAAGCGGTTATCACGAAGTTGTTTTTTAATACGACGATGTTTTAAGGACATAGTTTTAACCCTCTTGATTGATGTTTTTACCTAATAAATAGAACTTGGTAATAATGCTCGACTGGCTTTGCTGTGTTTGATTTGCCAATTCATTAATAGCGTCTGCTTCTTCTTTGGGGAGATAGACATTGAACCGAACACGCCCACCAGTGATCTTTTTTGATCTGGGGCGATTTTGAGGTGAAGTTTCTGTACCCATACAGTATCCTACGGTTATAGTGATGTGCTACGGGTCACTATAGCATAAATATTTAGTCTATCAATACATATCGGTGAAATATATGTCCGAAAATTTAACTATGGAAATTACGCAAAGATTCTCGGAAGAGTTGGAGCGTAAGAATTTGAAAGCCAAACCCCTTTCTAGGAGCATTGATGCACATGAAAATACGTTAGGTAATTATGTGCGCAACAAAGTGCCAGATCAGTGGGTATATTTGGCTAAACTGCAGCAACAAGGTATTGATATTCGTTATGTGTTGCTTGGAATTGATCCTGATTACTCAGGACTAACCAGTGAAGAAAGCGTGTTATTAAAAGCCTATAGACAATTAAGCCCTGAAGCACAAGAAGCATTATTGGGTCTTGGTAAAGTGATGGCGAAAGAATCGGAGAAATAAAAATGATAACCAAATAAAAAGCCCACTTTGCAGTGGGCTTTTTTTCTATTCCTCTATTTGGCTTTGGACCAATTCCAATTTATGTTCTAGCTCCATGAGCTTATAAATCAGATCATTATTACTATACGTTACGTCTTTATCGTTGCCTGCTGCTTCGAGAGATTGTCTCCAAATACGGAGATTGGACAATGTTTGGTCTAAAAGTAGTTCTTTATCAAGTGTTTGCATAGGATTAGCTCTATCAATTTGATTTAATTGAAATTGCCAAACACGTATCTCTTCTTGATTCCAAATGGGACTTATGACCGTAAGTTCGCCATTAAACTTAGGATATATCAAGTCATTCAAAGATTGCTTTAATACATCAATATCTAAGTCTTTGGTCTTACCATCATTTTTAGATACTTCTCGCAACAAATCATTTAACTGATCAGGGCTGACTGAAAGCAGTCCTTTTGCTGTGTCATGATTAAAAGTGATTTGTGCTTTGACACAACGATCAATCATTTCAAACAGCTTTTCACAAAGCAGTTGGCTTTTGGGATTACTCGCCTGAACACGTGGTGCAATGGGCACGTAAGGGATAATATTTTCATTAAAAAGCATGTGCTTATTCCCCCAAAAATAGAATGGAGAACGTTAGCACTGCCATACAAATGAATGCCATGCTTTCGAAGGTATTTTTAAGAATTTGCTGAAATTTGCGTTTCTTAAGACGTTGCTCATAGGCAACTTCGTCGATAATTGGGGTGTGTTCAATGATGTGGGAATTTTTGAGGTGTGCAGATGCACGGGCTTGAATCTGTCTGTTCATGACTAAATTCCTTCTGGTAAGTTTGAAACCTACCGCCATCCTTCTCACGGAATGGTGGCAGACCGAACAGGGGTGAGAATACCGTACCAGAAGAAACGGCCAGCCTGACGGCTGCCCTGCCCGATCTACCATAGCGAGTATAGCCGATTAGACATTTTAGGCAAAAAAAAGCCGCTACTGAGCGGATGATTTCTGCCCTTCTGGTTAAATTTTCAGGTTCTCACGCCTGCACACAGATTTTGCTGTGTTATTACATGTTGCCGATAGTGGGGTGTTATGTCAATATAGCGAGGTACTATTTTTTATAAACCACTGACTTTATGAATTATTTAAGAAAAAATAAAATTTATGGACTTGCTTTAAGTTGTTTATTAGTGAGTACCGCGAGCTTTGCTCAAAGTGTTGAAGATGTTGTATTTGGTATGAATATCAAAGGATTAGATTTTGTCTTTCCATTTGATGCCAGTAATGACCCAAATCAACAACTTGGACGCCCAAATCAATATATTGAAAAAGCTTCGTGGCCAGATCCAAAAATTGATCCTAAATTTGAAAAAGATGGATATTACGATCCTGATATTGACCCTACTGAGTTTAAGGGTGGAACAATTGAGAAATTCAGCAATCAAGCTGATCTTAATAGACGATATAACTACATCAAAAATATCACCTTAAATATGCCTACATACAATCAATATATGTATAAGAAAGGCCTTTTTTTATTGCGTTTAGATAAAGAATTTACACCTGCTCAGGCTAAAGAATATGAAAAAGAATTGAATCGATTGGTGAAGTAAGCAATGAGAAATTTTGTTATTTGTACGCTGCTTATGTTTAGCTTTCCAACTTTAACTTTTGCAGTCGCATGTAAAGACTTTAAAACACACCAAGAAGCACAGGCATATTTCAATGCAAAAAAGGCAGGATATAAGCGTTTAGACCGTGATAAAGATGGCAGTGCTTGTGACTGTTTACCTGGTGGAAGCGGGACTAAATGTCCGAATCGGAAATGATGATGATTTGCTTGATTAACTCAGAAGAAATCTTGCTTAGTTCGACATTGTCTTTGACATAAACTGAATGAATCAAAAAGTAAGATATTGAAATTAATTAATATTGTTTTGACATTCCCTTAGACATATTTGCTTGATCAAAAAGAAATAGCTTCTTGCTTAATAACGCATCTCACAGAAAAGGTCACTCATCGTGACCTTTTTCATTTTCCCTATACCCTGCCAGCCACATCTGCGGTGCTTCCGCCCAACTTCTTAGACCATATGGTTCTTCAATACCATAAAAAGCATTCCTAAACCGTTCATGCCAAAAATGATGTACGCCCTTAGAATCATGTTTGTAAATAAAAGGGGGATTCATATCTGGGCGAATGTTTTTATAAAAAAGTTCGAAGAGCTGTTCTGGATTCATTGGATCTCCTTGATTGGAGCCCATTCGCTTGATTCAAAAATAAGAAGGTAGCTGACAGCAAATATGAGCCAAATATCCCCCATATCTTCAAGTCCAGAACTCGTATTTTGAGAATAAAAATAAACAAGTTCCATAAACAAGTACCAAGTAACGCAACTGAAATATGCTGACTTTCTTATGACGTTTACCTTAATCAATACAAACACAAATATAAAAATTAGAAAAATATAAAAAAAGATAAATATTGATAATGTGAGGGTAGCTTCAGTCATTTTTGACATTCCCCTTTATCTATTTTCAATTTAATTCCTTTAAATTCAGCATAGTCAGGATTTACTTTTGGTCCACTAAAGTCCTTAAGGCTATCCCACGAAATATTTGAAACTGCATAAGCCACTGCATCAACAATGTCATCAAACCTATGTTTTACAGACTCCGCTATTTTCCCCCACTCATTCCAAATTACTTTTAATTTCGGTTTGGGCTTTGGCTTGAATGATTTTTTATAAAGTGAGTAAGACTGATATAAAGCCTTGCGATAACTCTTATTTTTTACCTTTGGAATGTCCTTCGGATTGATTGGAAAAGCTGCTTCATAATTGAATTGGATTTCTGGAAAAAATTGCTCGCAGAACTTTAACCAAAACCAGCGACGACCATTCGTTCGAGAAAATGAAAATGGCAATCTACCTGCGTAACATTTCTTAATGATTGGGTTTAAGTAACTGAGGTTATTCATGTGCGATATGCCCTACCTGAATTTCTTGTAAGCCAAACTCCTCCAGATCCTCTTTATTCAACACTTTTAATGATTTGTTTAAGCAATACAGAATTGGCTTATTAATTTTAGATTTCAATTCTTGCAGGATAGGCTTACAGCTTTCATATTCATTTTCGTCTGTAAAATAAATCACGACTGCAGCTGCATCTTGAGGAATGGTTTGTATAAGAATGTCTGTCATGTTAGTCCCAAGAAGAGCTGCTGCTTGAATCCGATCCGCTGTCCCAACCGCTCGAGGAGCTACATTCACTGGAAGAAGAATGACTATATGATGGTGTAGCATCATAAGACTGGATAGGATGATGAACGTGATGACCAACACTGCATGGCTCATTCTCAATAACAATTGAATTAATCATATTTTGCTGTTGCTGCAATAAATATAGATCGGACACATCGGTTGATTGTGTTGGGCGTTGTAGCCCTGTGGTTTTACCCATCGCACGTGGTAAATGGTTTGTTTGACATTGAACTGAATAAGGAAGTGTTACCTGACGCGTATCTATGGATTTTTCCTTTTTATGTTTAGCCCGGCATTCACACTGGTTCGATTGAAAAAACCACGTTTTACGACCGCAAATATTACATTTAGCCATTATTCTTCTCCTTTAACGCCTTAATATCCTGCTTTAGTTCAAAAATTCTTGTACTCAAAAAATGGTAACTAGCTCCTATTAGAAAAACAGCTTTTGAATAAGCCCAATCTTTCGTAATCATAAGAGTGATTAAAAAGTACATAAATGCTAAAAAAAGGGAGATTAATAGTTCTTTCTTAAACATTGTCGTTATCCTTGATGAACTCATCATTTGCAGCTTTACGCTCTTTCAACTGTTGAATGGTGGGTAATTGAATTGATGGATCTGGAGTTGCGCTTGGCGAAAGTGTGTAAATCAACTCGATGTTGCCTACACAAGAAAAGCTGCATGTTAGATTCGGACACTGCAGCCGAATTTCTTTAAGCAATGCATGCTTCTGTTCACTGGTTCTGATTTTTAGGATTGAAGTTTTGCAATGTGGACATACCATTTTGGGTCTTGAATTATTCTTATTGATTGTGTTGTAACTTATTGCCGACATGTTCACCCCAGTTATTAAGAATATATTTTTCACCATTCTAAAATAAAAGAATAAATATTTGTTCTTTTTGTTGAATTTTAATAAGATTTCGCCTGTTTTGCTCATGTAGAAAAACTTATGCAAAATTTAAAATGTCAGTGCTGCTTTAAGCTACTGGCCAAAGTTGGCGCATTTGACACCATAGAAGTGAAATGCCCACGTTGTAAAACTTTAAATACATACCAGAGCACCCTGAGTGCCTTACCTGAACGCCCAGAGCGTCAACTCGATACAGGTAAGATCGATGACAAACACTACTTCAACACCTCAATACAATCCTAAAGGTCACAGCTTTTCTGGATGGCTTGGCGGAAAATCTCAACTCGCACGCACCATTATTGAATTAATGCCTGAACATAAAACCTATGTTGAAGTGTTTGGTGGAGCTGGATGGGTACTGTTCAAAAAAGGGGAATCCCCTGTCGAAATCATTAACGACATTAATGACGATTTAATTAATTTGTACCGCATTATTAAATATCACTTTGAAGCGTTTTTAACTGAGTTTGAAAATACGCTGTTCTCACGCACCATGTTCAATGAAATGCGAAAAAATGACCGTGGCTTAACCGATATTCAACGTGCTGCCAAGTTCTATTATTTGCTCCGATCGGCTTTTGGTTGCCAACTGGATGGATCGTTCTCTTATAGTCGTGACCGAAAAAGCCGACTTAAATTGGGTGAGGATCTGCGGGCGCATTTAAGTTCGATTCACACCCGGTTGCAGAATGTGGTGGTTGAGAATGCCAGTTATGACTACATTATCAAACGTGCGGACGGTCCAGAAACACTATTTTATTTAGACCCACCGTATTGGGACTGCGAAAACGTATATGGCAAAGGGATTTGGTCTAAACAGGACTTCTATGATTTGAAGGATTACCTGGACAAAATTCAGGGAAAATTTATTCTCAGTCTGAACGATACACCTGAAGTACGAGAACTGTTTAAGGACTATAAAATTCAGCATAAAAAGATTCGATGGTCTGTAAATAACAAGGCAGCTCATGAAGAACACAATGGCAATGAATTGATTATTACCAATTTCTAAGCAAAAAAATGCCCCATCAGTTGGGGTATTTTTTTATGCACTTTTTTCTTCCTGAAGGACTTTATATTCTCTGGTAATAGCTGTGGTGGCCGTGGCTTTGTTCTTATACAAATAGGTCAAACGCTTAGGCGTAGTTTGATCACCTTTGGTGACTTTCGGTGTATTTTTTCCGTCTTTGTAATATGCCAAAACTCCAGTGAAATTGCCTATTTCATTATCGATGAGCTGTGACAAATCGTCGGCATCTGGAAGATAAATTTCAGCATTACACTCAGTGATAAAGCCTCCACTTGCATCTAAGGTATGAACGACTTTTGTGCCTAGCCAAACAATGTCATCAATCAGCGATTTAAAACCAATAAACTGCAGTGGTGCTTCAGGAATCAGCTCTGGGTTGCCGTAGGCCAGGCGAAAGCTAAAGGTAGCGGACTTAGATTTGATTTTATTGTATTCCGCTTGCGCCACGTGCTCTGCGGTTTGTTTGTCACGTTGAATATTACGCAGTTCACGGGTATTTTCATCGGATATACCCACTGTGACTTTTTGGCGTTTTGCATGGATCGTGTCATAGTAAAATACAGTCACTCCTGAGACTTCATCCGCACCATCAGTGTCACTAAATGTATGCGAGTCACCTTGAGCACGGGTAATAATAAGATCTGGGAGTGGATTACCACTTAGGGTTTTACCTTCCCCTTTGGGCATAAACAATAAAAAACCATTTTTGACGGTAGCGATCGCGTCATGCTCATCGGCAATACGCGTAATGAGATTGGCATCCGATTCGTTTTGATCCAGATGAGGCAGTAATATTGCACCAAGGCGACTATTAATTTTTGCTGTTAGCCCATGATCTGTAGCAACTGTCTGAATAATGTCAGCAATGGTTTTATTGTCAAAACTGCGTTCTTTTTTCTTTTTGAATTGGGCTTTTAAATCCGCAGATTCACCACGCAAGGACAATACATCTGGTGAACCTGAATGCCTGCGCTCCTTGATGACATATTTACCTTTGTAGACAAGCCCAGAATCACTCCATCCAATCCATGCTTCGATTTCTGCCCCTTTAGGTGGAATATCCAATAATCCGTCATGATCTGATAGTTCGATATCAATAGAGTCACATTCGATACCACGATTATCAGTGATAGTCATACTGATCAGGCGATCCTGAACTGTGGTACCGATGTCGGTACCATTCACCAGTAATTTATAAATGGCATGCGGATAGCTGTTTTCATTCATAGAACATTCCCTACCATATTGCCAAGCACGTTACCAACTAAAACGCCTGCCGTTTGGGTCTTGGTGAGTTTTAGCGAAAATTCAACTTTCTTAGGTAAGCCGTCCTCATAGAAATAAGTCTGGGTTTCTTTAACCTCATCGAGTTTCCACATACCATAAATTTTTCCATTGCCAGCAATAAGAGGAAAAGACTTACCTGTATCTCCCATGACTCGAAGTGCCGTAATAGAAAGCTGTTGGCCAAATTCAGGGACAATTGAGCCATCTAAGGTGATGGTATCTTCCCCCTTGCCCACGTATTGATACGCAGGCATGCTTCCGAAACGGTTATTACTGGCATGATTCCATGAGGTACTGCGCTGCAAGCTTTGATAGGTGGCCGTCGGAATTGAAAATACGAACATGCCGAAAATCATCATCATTTTCTATATTCCTAAAGTTGATCTAGAAAACTGCTTCGCACACGTGCTTGCTTTTGTTGATCACGACGATCTAACACGCTTTCAATCATGTTTTGCAGTTGTTGTAGGTTTTGTCCTGGTGCAGCGTGGATCTGGATTGTAATCGTGTCGCCTTGAACAATCACATCGCCACGGCTTGAACCAGAAAATTGAGCTGCAGGACTAATTTTTGCCAATGCAGGTGCGACATTAATTTTTTCTGCAGTACTGGCATTCGGATTGAATACATTGAGCACCTGATTAAATTTATCTTTTAGACCAGGTAAACCTTGTTCCAAACCTACGCGAATTCCCCCCATAACATGACCACCTAAGGCAGCCATGACACGGCTTGGGGAATGAATATCCATTTTTTTCCGCATGAAGTCTGGCATATAACTATTAATGGTCGACCAAACCCCTTTTAGTTTTTCAAAGCCTGATTGAATACCTTCAATGAGTCCTTGGACAATATGGCTACCCAAAGTTTTCATTGAACCATATAACCCGGACAGGAAATTCAATACTGAATTAAAGGCGCTGCTGATATAAGGCAAAGGTGATATGAGCGTGAAAATATTACAAAGGGTTTGCCATGCTGTAGAAACTCCTGCTTTGATACTGTTCCAAACCCCCATTACATAGTTTTGAACAATTTGGAATCCAATACTGACAATGCTGAATACTGCATTTACTTTTGCAGCGATGGTTGAAGTGATACCTTGCCAAATTGTTGAAATAAAGCCACTGACCATGCTCCAAACTGTAGTTACAAAAATGGATACATTGCTGAAGCCAGTCATAATGCTACTTATAATTGCATTTACTCTGGTCGATACACTGATGTATACCGCATCCCAGATTTGAGCAAAGAATGCTGAAATACTGGACCAATTGGCAATAATTAAACGTGGAATCCCAATAAATGGCATAAGGAACGTTAGGAATGGATTATTGGCAAAGGTGTTATCCACGCTTCGAATGATTCCCATAACAAAGTCTATGCCTGATTGAAATGCAGTTTTTACCCCACTCCACACACCCGTAATAATGGCAGTCATACTGCCCCAGATGTTCTGAAAAACATTGCTGATATCGGTGACGGCAGTATTAAAAATTGCTTTTACTGTTCCCCATAAATCGACAAAGAAGCCTTTGATTGGTTCCCAATTTTTATAAATGAGAAATGCTGCAGCTGCGACTGCTGCCACGGCCAACAAGATCGGATTTGCCATAAATAAACGGCCTAGCCATAAAACAGAGCGTCCAAGTCCCATAAATACGGATTTTACGATGCCGAATACTGATGGAATTTTGCTGAAGGCTTTACCTAAAACTGAACCACTCGCAGCGGTTGAAGCCATGATTAAACGTAGGCTTAACATGCTTAGAATAAGGGGGGAAAACACCACCAAAGCACCACCAATGGCAATTAAGCTACTTGCTATAACCAATAGCCCAATTCCAAAAGTTTTCGCTAAAGTTGGGTTTTTCTCCATCCAACCCGTAAAGGTTTGGAATGCCCCTGCTGCCAGTTCAAGTGCTTTGGTATAGACAGGCAAAATGGTTTGTCCAAAGCGTAAATACGCATCATGCAATTTGGCTTTGGCTTCGAGTTCTTTACCCGTGGTTGACCCTCTGGCTTGGGTATCCAATTGTTCAATATTGAATGCCCCTGCATTGAGTTTGGCATTCTTATGGATTTGCTCACGCTGCATGTACATTTGAGCAAATAGATTGGATGCAGTACGGTTAGAGAAGATGCTTCCGATCGCATCGACAACGTCCCCTTCTTTGGTAATACCTTTGGCATTTAAGGCAGGTACCAGGACTTGTTCCATCCATGCAAATTGATCTTTTTTAAATAATTCTGCCCCTTTAATTGCACCGATATCGAGATAAGATAAATCCCCTGTTTTATTGTGTTTAACCTTGCTCATATCCCCAATTAAATCGAACTTGGCCAGGTTATTTGCAGCTCGCTGCGTGGTTCGTCCTTGGTATAAGTTTTGGTATGCAGACATCATGGATGTACCAACTCGGTGACCACCCATTTCCTGCACCAGAGGTTCTAACTTGTAGTAAAACGCCTTGTTATCAAAGCCCTTGGCAGCAATACCGCCTGTTTTAATGACATTGAGCCATTCTTCTGGCTGAACACGTCCACCTGTTGCGGTAATGACTTGCTGAATAATATTGGCTTGCTCTTTAAATGCAGCTTCACTTTTTAAACCGTTCCGCATTTCAATGACTTTAAGCATGTCCATGAATTTCTTTTCATTTTCTGCCCCATGTTCATTGCCATACATGGCTTCATTGGCAAACTTCATCTTAGAAAGCATAGGTGCAACAATTTTTGCATGGTGCACGTCTGCAAAGGCGGTGACCCCATCACGTACTAAAGTTAAGTTGTCGAGTGTACTGGTACCAAACGTTTTCATGGCTTTTGCGTACTTGATCGCCTCTTCGGTGGCATCTTTACCTAAACCTAATGAAGCGATTCGGTTCTGCTCGACGTCGACACGTTTACTTTCATTAATCGGCTTTTGCATGGTGTACATTGCACCGACACCTGTAGCGACTGCACCTGCACCATACATGGCAGCTGTACGTGCATGACCTGAAAAATTGCCATGTGTTTTCTGCAACTGGTTTAAGGTTTCTAGTTTTTTCTTTTGACTGTCAATCGATGTGTTGGCTGAATTAATTCTTCTAGAAAGTTCAACTTGGTGATCTGCCAGACTCCCTGTACTAATGCCTGTTTGCTTAAGCTCATTACGCAACTGCTGCAATTTGGTTTGATTCTGGGTATGGGCATCTTTGAGCTTCTTGGCTTCTCTGGTCGCCTTATCAAATTCCTTGGTTAACTTTTCAGATGGATTTGCATTCATTTCAAGACGTAATGATTTAATCCGCTCTTGAACGGCTTTTAAAGCATTGCCACTTTCTTCCGTGGCTTTCTTATGTTTGACGTAACCATCAATTTGCTTTTGTTGGTCGTTCAGCCTTTTTAATTCGTCACGGGTATTCTTTAAAGCCTTGCTGGCAGCATTACTGCTGCCAGCAATCACTTTAAGCGCAGGACTGAGTTTATCCCTGCCTCCAAAAAGGACTTCTAATCTTAATTTTTTCATTCGGCATCTGACCCATTTCGTTCAATGGCTTTTTGATGCCATTGCATCAATTCACTGAGTGTCATATCGACATAGGCTTGCGGTGGCCAGTGAAATACCACCGCAATATTTGAGATAGCGTCGTCTACAGTTGGCGTAACGCTTCTACACGCACAGATTTCGGTTGCAAAAAAAGCACGAGCGCACCACCAATCTGGGCAAGATCTGCAGGTTCGAGTTGATTGATTTGGGATTTCGTTAATGTCGGTGTACTCACACGAGGTAGCACTGTACAAATGGCAGTTACATCACCATTTAAAAGATCGGCAATTTTTACCCCCTGCAATGCAGTAACATTGGGTTTACGAATTTCTAATGCATTGATTTCAATGGTTCCCATCATCAATGGCGTTTCAAGATCGATGGTTTGTAAGTCTGGGTTGATGGCTTCTAAGTTTTCAATTTGCTCTTGAGTAGACATGTAAGTGATTCCTTAAATAAAAATATGATGTAAAAAACCTTCTGCAGCACTGGGCTACAGAAGGGTAGGAAAATTAATGGCCAATGTTGGCTTTGTGCTTTTCAAGTAGATCTACACCATTGACACGTTCAATCATGTTTGGAATATCAATGAGGATTTTTTCTACGCCATCGATTGAGAGTTTGTAGTACGACCAGATGGTTTTGACTGAGGTTTCAGTGTCATCGCCTGCTTTTTGATTGCCGAAGTCGATTTCTTCATGACGACCACGTACCACAATTTCGACTGCAGTCGTTTCTCCAGTGTCATCACGCTGATATGAGCCGGCAAAACGCAACATGTTGGCCGCAACCGTTGCTGCCCCCCACTGTTCTAGAATAAGGGAATCGATACCGCCCAATTTCCAATTAAACTCGGTGGCATCATCCCCTAAGCCCAAGTCAATTTTGACGTTGCCATTCATACCACCGCCACGCCAGTCTTCAAACTTGCGAACCAACTTTGGAATGGTGACTTCACCTGTTTGACCGAGGTAGGAATTACCATCGTTAAACAGGTCCATCATTTTTAATTTTCTAGGTAAACCCATGCTGTTTTATCCTTATTTTATGCAGTCATACGTGAAGCAAAATCAGCTAAATATTTGTCTGTAATGCGCTGACGTAAAGTGAGATCTTCTAATGGTGGGACTGGAGTGAAGTCATAGTCCAAAATGAGCTGACCATTTTTCAGGGTTTCTTTACTGTTGGCTGAGTCATCAAACCAACACTCAGCATCGATGATGTAGCCTTGTGTTTTGAGATCACGGAATTTGGCATTGATGCCTTCGACAATGTCTCGCGCTAGACTAGGATGAAGTGGCTTATCAACCGCCCACATGTGCCCTTCTGCCATCGTGTCGGAAATTACATGTGCTGTACGCGTGTAGTTTTCAAATTGGAATAATGGATCTGTAGCACAAGTACGAGACCCCCAAAAGCGGAAGCCATCACGCTGAATGAGCGTAGTGATTTCATTGCTGTTGAGATAGCCTGCATCGGTGTCCATGCTTTGCAATTGCCAGAACACATCTTTAGAAATACCCGTCACACCATTGACTGGCACGTTGGATAGGGTTTTATGCCAACCGATTTCTTTATCAATTTTTGCGCGTAAGCCTAGTGCTCGAGCAGTCGCTTCAAAAGTTGAGGTTGATGACGTTACGGTGTCCCAACCTAAAAAGTCTGGCCAGATGACCATGGTTTCGCGTGAACCGATAGCATCACGATAAGCCGATGCTTCTTCTTTGGTTTCACAGCCATGTGCTGATACATAGTTAAAGGCACGTAAACTTCCTGCAATACTTGTAAGTGAAGCCGTCACCGCTGCAGTGTCGAGTCCTGGTGCACCTAAAATACGTGGTTTAACGCCAAGGTGCTGCTCCGCGGTAAGTAACGCTTTCATACCTGTGTAGTTGCCGTTGACTGTGCCACCAATGACTGCTGTGGTTTGTTCCGCTTCGCTGACGGCCGTTGCAACACGTACAACCACGACAAGGGTATTGGTTTGGTCAACAATGGCTTGTAACGAACGGGCTAAAGTTCCTTTTGTCCCGGCTTTACCAATTGCAGTTTGGATGTTGGTAATTAAAGTGGCTTTATTGAGTGGGAAAGTTTCTGCATCTGCATCTTCACTGGTGGCAATAAGCCCAATGACTGCGGTGGATACGGTGCGAATTGGTCGAATACCATCATTGAGTTCAATGACTCGTACTCCATGAAAATATGAATCTGTAGCCATAAAAAAGCCTGTGATCTGTTGTTTTGTTTTCAGATCACAGGCTTACAAATTGGAATTTCTTTGTCAGTCGTTTAGGTTTGTATGTGAGTTATATACAAAAATTTATAACGACATTGCATAGGTCCACATTTCATCGACTTGCTCAGCAGTTAAGTTTAGAAACCCAAGCATATATTGAACAGATTCATTGATCCGCTCAAAGCGTTCCGATTCGTTATATTCAATTTGAATACGGGTTTTCATGATTGGATCTTCGATTGCATTAATGGTCTGCTCTACGGTTTCGAGTAGGTTATTTTCCAATAATGCCAATTTAAACTGACGACGCGTGAGTGATTGGAATTGAGCCAGTCGAAGCTGTTCTTTTTCTTCATCACTGAGATAGTTTTGTGGATTGAGATGGCGATCAATTTCATCTGTGGTCATTGCTACAAATTCATCTGTAATTAAATCATCTTGTGAACCATCTGCTTCGAATGCGTAGACTTCACCTGTAGGGTTCTTAAAGTATTTCATTATCTTAACTCCGACCAGAATGCGATGGTGTTGGCTGTACTTGTCACACTATAGGTTGCACCTGCTGGAACAATGGCCTGAACTGCTGCACCACCACCAACTTGGTTTTGACGACCTCGATCTACAGCAACTCCGCCAACTGTAAGCGTCATTTCACCTTGGTTACTCTGCTCCCATGCGACAGATACCATGATGGGTTTACCTGTAGAATTGGTATACGTAGTTGCAAGTGAACGACTTGCTGTTAAGTTTTGCCATGTCTGGCCAACACCTAAGCCAACCGTATCGATAGAAATATTACCTGAGCCATCGAAAGTAGCTGAACCTGTAATGGCACCTGTCAGGGCAATAGTACGAGCCGTGGCAAGTTTGGTCGCTGTTGCAGCATTACCTGTGGTGTTTTGATTACCTGCCGTATTTACACCAGGTAAATTGATATTGGCCGTACCATCAAAATTGACTCCGCCAATGGTGCGCGCTGTTTCTAATTTTGTTGCACTCGCAACATTGTCAACTAAACGCGCAAGCTTATAAGCAGTGCCGTTATGAAAATATGCACCATCTTCACCGAGAAAAAGTGTAGAAATCGTAGCGCCTACATCGTTGGCCAAACTCAGACCAATTTGTCTATTAGTGCTGTTCCATTTTCCAGTATGTAAATATTGTGCATAGCCTGCACCAGAAACTTTGTTGTAGTTGCCGAATTTTAATAAGTTATAACCTTCGGTATTACCGTTCCCAATAGTAATATCCGCAGGAAGATTACTAATATTAATATCAGCAGAACCATCAAATGGGGTGCCATTGATATTTTTCGTTGCTGCAAGTTTGGTCGCAGTCGCGGCATTGCCTGTGAGATCTCCTTCGAATTTGTTGGCATACATAGACCCAATGGTCTTGATATCACCTTTAGCGTAGATCCCATTCACTGGTACCAATGATGCATCTGAATATGAGTTCGATACTAATAAGCCACCAACATTAATATTTTGAGCAGAACCAGAATTAAGAAAGCTGACCGCCACCGCTGAGTTAATCCCACTTTTAAGTGTAATTGAGGCATTAAAAGTCGTTACACCTGTAACCGTACCGCCTGTCAACGCAAGCTTTGTAGCATCAGCAATTGTAATGTTTGCTGAACCGTCAAAATTGACACCATTAATTGTCCGTGCTGTAGCAAGTTTGGTTGCGGTCGCTGCATTGCCTGTAATATCTGAACTGGTCAGCGCAAGTGTGCCCGATGCTAAAGGGAAATAAACAACTATTTGACCTGTATTATTACTTGGTTCAGAACGTCTCCATACATAGCAGCTAGACGCATCTCCAGTACCTGAAGCTTCAATCCCCCACCATTTACTGGTTGAACCCTCATTTACATTTGCTAGTTCGAGACGTAATGAAGGGTATGAAGCGCTAATCGATTGAGGTGCCCATTTATTTGTTGCATTCAGTAATGGTACCGCAGCCCCAGAAGTCCCAATATTATATGTTGCTGCTGAACCCAGCCCTAAATTTGTTCTTGCAGTTGCAGCATCTGCTAAATCTGACAGATTAGCACTATTTGCTAATTTGCTGTCCTGAAGTGCTTTACCTTGGGCAGCCGTTAAGGCTTGATCTGTAGCGGTACTGGTCAATGTGTTATTCAGTTGAACTACACCGCTTTGGGTAACAGAAGCTGAACGAATGTTCTGTTGTGACAAACTTGTGATTTGCCCTTTGTCATTCACCGTAATGGATGGAATTTGAATGGTGGATGCATAAGTCCCCGCAACCACGCCAGAATTGGCTAGGGTCAATACACATGAAGAATTTGCTGAGCCATCAATGGAAAATGAACCAGTTGCAGCACCAGAGAAACTGACAGTTCGCGCAGCTTGCCATTTAGATGCACTGGCAACATTACTGCTTATACGAGGCAAAATGTAATTTGTTGCAGCTCCTAAATTATCAGGAGCATTCACTTGTGCAACTTGCGGATTAATATCAAGCTGTGAATTTAAGCCTACAAATGCAACCCATTGAACCCGTGTATAACCTAATGCATTAATCCAGATTTCATAATTGTCTGAACCAAGAGCAACTAAACCTACATTCAAAAAATTATTAAGGCCATCAACAACATACCAGACGCAATTCATACCTGTTGATGGATTATTATTTCCAGAGCGTAAAACGATAGTTTGAATAGCACATTGCGATACTGATCCTGCATTAAAACCTTGACCACCCGTAAAGTCGATTCTGACACTATCACCATTTTGTGGAATTTTAGCAGTAGCAAACTTCAACCAACCTGGACTCGCTCCAGTGAGGAGCTTATCGCCTGATAGTCTTAGTTTTTCAGCGCTTACAGCATTTGCCGTTTTGTCTAACTTATTGTCTTGAAGTGCTTTACCTTGCTTGGCCGTCAACGGTTTCGTTGAATCACTGGTGGTCAGATTATCCACCAATTCATTACGACGAATATAATTGGTATCGACCCATGCTCTAGTCGCGTAAATTAATGAATTATCTAAATAGAGTGCGATAACTTCAGCATTTTGAATATTAATAACGAGCTTCAGCGCAATTTCACGTGCGCCACCTTCATCGGCTAAAGGTTTATAGGTGGGTGGATAGTTGGCATTCACCACCATGGTTGAACCTGCATAAAGCCCAAGTTCACGAATATAGAAACCACCTGTAGTTGAAGGAATAATAGCTTCACAGACGATTTGATTGGTGTTGTTTGGATTGATCTCGACGACATTGAGAGCGATACGAGCTTTTTCATTTACTAATGCAGTTCGCGTTTCTAAAGGCGTAGGCACTGAGCCATTGCCATCCCCAACCGCAATATGAGAATAGTTAATTTTATTATTGAGGGTTGCACTGGCAATCAGTGCTTTACCGTTATTGGTTAAAATACCTTTGTAGGTTGCTGCCATATTCTACTCGACATAAATTGTGACTGTTTCCGCGCCATGAGTGCCGACAGCAACTCGCGGAATACAGATGGGTTGAACATTAATAATTAAATTGGTGAGGTGACGACTGGCAGGCTTTGCATCTTTTACAAGCCGATTCACTTCGGCATAGGTGTCCTCGGTCAGTTCCAAACCATTGAGATCCAGTTCTAAGGTGAAAGTTCCTGGTGTACCCATCGGGGTGGCTTCGAACCATTCTTTGAAAATGCACTGATAGCCAAACTGTGCCAGTACTTCACGAACCGCCTGACGCGTTCCTTTAATTTGATGTTGACGAAAGGATTTTTTAATCAGTTGACGCTGTAATGACGGTTGCCAACTGGTGTCCCATGAGTCGACTGAATACTGCCAAGCAAGAAATGATAAAAATGGATCTGGCGCATCATCGATGGAAGCCAGTGTTTTGATTGCTACAGATAAGGCACTATTTTGTGATGTGACTGCTGTGAAATTTCGCTCGAATTGAGTGCTATTCGGAGGGAGTAATTGGCTCATTCAACCCCTCCGATCGTTACTGAAATACTGGTGCAATAGGATGCTTGGGCAGGTGTTAATACGACATCTGCCGTAGGGCTAATCAATTCGACTCGATTTACACCATCAATATGTAAAGCTGCATAGATTGCAGACATGCGAATGGATCTGCCCAATCGTTTTTGTTTGGTGGCGTAGGCAGTTACATTGGCAATTGCTTGTTGCAACAACGTTGCTGCTTCTGGATCTTTGCCAATGTAGAGTTTGGCATTAATGGCATAGTTAACAATCGATGCCGACTGAACGGTGACTCGATCACCAATAGGACGAACATCTTCTGCGGTCACCGCATTTGTGACAATTTGAACCAGTTCTGGAGAAGCAGCTCCAGTCAAAGAGTCCGCTTGTAAAATGGTTAAAGTGACATAGGCAGGTTGAGGTGAAACCACTGAAACATCACCGACACGACCATCGGCATCACGCGCAAATTTCTTATAAGCTGCTTCAGGTCCTGCAACGGATAAGGTATCAAAAGCCAGTTGAATCCGTTCACGGAAAGCATCGTCTGATTCCATCACCGCTGCAGTTGGAGGTGTTTTAGTATTATCTGCAGGCTTGATGACTAAACGAACCACATTGAAGTTTGCCCCGACTTGATCCAGATCATTATTGGTTGCATAAGCCAATAATAATGCACGTGCAGAGGTATTAATACGGTTACGCAAGACCAATTCACGATAGGCGTTTTCTTGAAGAAACTTAGTCAGAGGTTCGCTCTCACGCTCTAATGTTTCCGAAATTTGAACTTTTTGATCGTCTGAAAAAAGTGAAATTAGAGCGATTTTTCTTTCTGCATAAATAGATTCAAAGTCTAGACTTTCAATAATGTCGGGTGGTGCAAGTTGGCTAAAATCAACACTCATGCTTTTGCCCCCATATTGAGTGGAATTCTTAAATTCATGGCTTGTCCTGATGTTTTAAAAACACCTTCTATGTCAAAAACCAAACCACTCCCTGCTACGCTATAAACAGTAATTTGGCTAATGTTGATTCGCTGTTCCCAAGTTGAAACTGCGGTATAAATTGCGCTGTAACATTTCAGTACCAGAACATCATTGATGGGTTGATCGAGCAGTTCGAAAATAAGTGACCCATAAGATCGACGCATGACACGACTACCAATGGGTGTAGTAATAATGTCTTGTAATGATTGCTGAATGGATTCTTGTACTGTGGTGATGACTTGGCCATTATTTTTATTAATCATGGAACGGGTACTCCTGATGTTCCGCCACCTGTTTGAACGCCAGATGTTTTGTGCGACTTCAGGCTGATATTGCCTGCTTTAACATCGGCTTCTGTGCTGAAATCACCTGTTGAATGGCTACTACCCTGTACTAATTGGCTACCGCCAACCGTGTTATTCCCTGTCATGGCCTGACTACCATTGACCTGAACGTTGCCATTGATGGTGGTATCTCCATTGATGGTGATGCCACCTAAGGCTGTGATAACTGCCGTACCACCTGTAGGCAGGATAGCTTCCAATGCATGGCTACTCACGTCATAAGAAATCAGGCAACCATCGGCAAAAATACGAATATTTTTATTCAAATCGTTTGAAGGAGCAGGATTGGATTCGTTGTTTAAACCTGCAATCGCCACGCCCATTTCTAAAACACCGCAAGGACTGAGGACTACGACTTCCTCTCCAATACTAGGTGGATCCCAAGTTTTATCGTCCCCTGCTCTTAAATTTAAATAACGAATTTCTGCAGTCGTAATCTCGCCTAAATCGACGGTGACTGTTGTAAAAGGTTGAGACGGTGTAATGGTCTTGATCCGTCCTAAACGGATTAAATTTTCAAGACGTCGAGCGAGTTCTGCATTCATGATGCAATCGTTATGCAGCCCACTAATTTATGCATGTGGTTATTTTTGTATGTGAGTTATATACAAATGAATTTTATTATTTTGATAAATGATTCAAGACTTCAGATTCGATCAGATCTAATTCGTCGGGTGTGAATCCTAAAAGTTCACGAGCATCATATTTGACAGTTGGACCATCTCTTTCGACCCGATCTCGTAAACCATATTGGTGAACACGTGCAATGTTTGCCACTCGATTCATAAAGCCTATAGCAACGCCATCGGCAGTTCGTTCAATACGCATATATTTTGAAGTTTTAATGACATTGAACATTTTGTTCTTAATTTTATTTTTCTTGTCCCGGAGACGTTTTTTTCTGGGTACAAAAGCAGAGCCATCTGGATTTTGCTGTTTCGATATCCTGGTCTTTTGCGATGCCCGAATTTTACGGGCAATACTCATTTCTAATTTATGCAACTCAGCATCACTTAACTGAATCAGCAAAGCGCCAAGATGCTCATTGAGTGCCTGCAGCTCTGCCATGTATTAAGTTCCAAAGTAGTAATTTTCAGGAGGTGCAGATAACCATTCTGCCAATGTTTCCCCAGTTTTCTGGTCAATCATTTTAAATGGTTGAGATTCTGTGGCCGTTTCGTACTGAGGTTCATCAGGGAATGTGATATCCAATGTGCCATTTTCCTGACGTTTGACAATGACTCGCTCTGTAATTGGTAAGGTCAAGGACAAATCCACCGTATTATTACTGAGAATTTCAGTTTCAAATTTGAAGGCTTCTTTGGATTTATCCAGATTGACCAATAACTCACTTTGATGGACACGTACCCATGCAAACAATGGAAGCATGACTGCATCCAATTCTCCTGCAAAACCTGTCAGGATGAAATTTAAGTCATAGACATATTCGAATGAAAGCCCATTTGCCAGCGTACAACGGACATTACCTTTGTCAGTAAAAATGAGCATACGATCTGGATCGCGCTGTAACTCTTTCACTGAATTGAGTAAATGGGTGCGTAGGCTATTGGGCTTTTTCATGGTTTTGCTCCTGAAATAAAATGCAGTGTTACCATCATGCGACTTGCTTCATGCCATAGATCGGCTCTAGGTGATCCCATTCTTTTTGGAACTTGGCTTGATAACCCAATTTTTTATAGTTCGGACCGTTGTAAAGACTAAATACGGAAGCCCAATCTTCGGCACGGAGTGCATCTAGTAACGCCACTTTTTTTCCATTGACTGTTCCAGTTTTCCACTCAATAAATCGGATAAAGGCTTCAAGCTGCAGCGATTCACTGGTTTGCATTTGCTCGACAAAGTCTGCGACTGAGTCATAACCCAATTCTTTCCAATTTTCACCCATGATTTGGAACTGCCCCCAACTACAGGACATCAGAGCAGAATCTGTATGAATATTCTGTGCCAGACGTAAACGGGTGTATTCAGCTTCATTGCCTTTGTAGCCACCAGTGACTGGATTCACGATACTTGGGCATGATTTTACTTGCAGATTGGCAAAGGCTTTGCCTTTGAATTCGGTCAGGTAAAAGTACATACGATGACGTTCAAATAGGATTTTTGCTTTACCATTTTTAAGGAAGCCAACGCCACGACCTTCAACTGCACCAAACACACGAATGGCTAACTCTGAAACTTTCAAGCGTTTGGCAGCTGCAACATAATCACTGTCTTTGAGCAATTTACTAATGTCTGAACCTGCAAGTGCTGCACGGGTTTTATCCCCGACTTTGCCGTCGACCAAAAGTCCTTTGCTTTTTTGGAATTGAATAACTGCATATTCGGTACTTTCACCAAACAAACCATCGGTACTGAGTGGCTTACCTGTTTTGCCCTTAAAGCCTAATTCTTTTAATTTTTTTTGGATGATGACGACATCTTCACCACGTGCACCAAATTTAATAATCATCGTGCTGAACTCCAAATAAGCTTGGCCACGTTACCTTTTGAATGCCAAATAATTACCGCAAGCAATACGGCAAACACGGTGTCCCACAAGGTGACAGGATCTTTAAAAAAGAGAATATGAATGGATTGCCCTAAAAAGGAGGCAATTAAAATGGCAGCTAACCATGAATAGCCACGATGGAAATTTCCACCATGGCTGAAACATGCAATACGAAAACCGCAGAGCAAATAGGCTACGACTGCGACCCACTGGAAAATTAGTTCGATCATGGTTTTCCACCTCGGAAAATGTTCAAGATGTCTGAAAGTTTGGCGGTCTTGACCCAATCCACCACTTTGATGAGTACAAATAGGCAAAGGGTTGATGTAAGAAGTGCTGCGACCGCATCTGTTTTTAGAAATGTATGCTCGGTGATTAAAGGTGCACTGATATAACCAATACCAGTCGCAAGCAACATGTTGCGGATGCGCTGATAAGCATTTAAGTCTTTCTCAAATGTGGCAATAAATGCTGCCCCTAAAACCGCCCCAAGCAATGCATTGCCATTAATAAATGGAAGTAATGAAACCGCACTGAGGGTTGCAATTGTTGCTGTAGTTGTTGTTGGCTCTGCCATGTTCAGTCCCATAGTTGGATGCTTTGTTTTGTTTGTTGTGGCGTTTCAATATCAGGCAGAATCACTTCCGTCCCCATCGGAATCAGCACACCGTGCTCAATGATGTTTGGATTTGCTTCGAGTACCATTTCGACGACTCCAGAGCTGCGTCCGTATTCACGCCAACAAATGGAGTCGATGGTGTCGTTTTGTAGGGCATTGATGGTTTTGCTCATAATGCTCAGTCCTTACAATCCAAGCTTTCAATAATTTTAATTTCGCACTCATAAGTATTAACATCGATGCCCTGAGACTGCCTAAAGAGCCTTGTTTCTGACTTCAAATTGGACTGTGTTAGATCCAAACCAAGTTCCTGAGCAATTTTTTCAAGTGCAAGTCGCTCTAATTCTTTCTGAGAAAAACGATACCAATGCGTACGTTTATGACTTTCGACTGAAGAAATATTCATGTTTCAAAATTCCCGTCTTTTTTCAATAAAGTGAATAGCAACTGCATGTGCTTCAAATTCAGTCGATGAAAGATGCTGTAAGTTTTCTAAATTGGTGTAATAGAAACTATTTTTTTCATCTTCAAGATCGATACCCAGTTTTTCAGCAATGGCTTCCGCAATAAGTCGACGTAATTCAATAGAATCCACGACTGCTATCGTTTGTTTGAACTCATCATGTTTAGTAATTGGAAAAACTTTCATATCAGCTCCACCACGGTATGGTTTTCCCCTAATAAGTGCTGAATAGCCCACTGCTTATTGCGACGATAATCATCGACGGTGCCTTCAGCTTGATCTGCTCTTTTGGCACCAGAATTGGAACTGTCATAATTGCGATAGTTCTCGTTTACTTTGGCTGCTACACCATTGGCGACTGCAGACAAATATAGAAAATCCGTTTCTGGTTGATCATTGATTTGGGTAGTGGAAAGTTCAGACAAAACGGATGCTTTGGCTTTGAGTGAAACTAGCAATCGGTTGATGTCGAGCACTTCTTCAATGATGGCTTGTTTGAGTCGTTCGTTTGTAACCGCGCTATCGATACGGACAATTTCTCGGATGTGATCCAAAAGAATAATCGGATAAAACGGGTCACTTTTGATTTCGATTTGGCTTGGTGTGTTATTGCCATTTGCGACGAATCCCATGCGATCCCCTGCCGTTGTTTTTGTTAGTGCATGGGTGGGAACAATAGTATTTATGTGTATTACAGTGTAATGACATCCCTATTGTTCGCCCATGCGGTGCGTGGGCACTCGGTTATGTCGTTTTGAACTGCAGGTCGCCCTGGTCATCTACGACTTGTGATCCATTTGCATTGAGCAATGGTTCAGTTTGTTCTGATGTTTGCTGTGGAAACTTTTTCAACAATGCTTCCACTGTTTTTAAATCCTGTTTACCGCCACATTTGTCATCCAATTCAATGGCACGACTTAAATAGCCTTGTGCAGATTTAGCACTTTCCAAATCTTGCTCTGATGGCTGGTCAGTGCTTTGAATGAGCTTGATATTGGCTTTACCGAGTGCAACAAAAAGTTTGGCTTTAACCTGATCTGGCATGTCCAAAACTTTTGGATCGATGTCTGGATCTTCTTCATCACTTGGAATAACCAGTGATTCAAGTTGCTGAAGAACTGCAATATCCACTGCAGCATTGGTTTTAAGCGCTTTTAAAAAGGCATTGGCAATTTCTTCGGTGACTAAAACAGCCGTTTTACGCTCAAAACGATCTGGCATAATCATGTTATGACGCAGTGCAAACTCAGCCATTTCTAGGGCTTTTGCATAATTTTCTGTATCAATGCACCACACCAATAGCGTCATAAAAACTTCATCTTGGACACCTGTATTGGCTTCCATGATTCCATCTGCATACGGAATATAAGTTGGCACCAAGCTTTGTTTGAGCTTAATTTTTGCTTCAGTGGATTGAATTTGGCGCAGTCGGTGACGGTCTTGGTTGAGCTGCATCAATTGCATTTCATAAGCCGTTTGCGACTGCATGGTGCCGTACTCAGCAGCCGAAACGGCTGCTGCTTTAGCACTATGTTTGAGGAAATGTTGTCGTGCTAAGTTCATTCAACATTACCCCGCTTGGATTTCAATTTTTTCTGCCATCGCAGCTAAACCAAGATCTTCGATGTAATAGTCTTCATTCGATGATTCATAGTTTTCGATTTGATCGCGTTTAGGGTTATCGATGACCGTACGACGACGAGATCCTTCCTGCACATAAATCGATAAGTTATCGAAAGTGGTGACCAAAATGGCATCTTCTGGGAAGTATGGCACTGCATAAACAGGTAAATTGCCCATACGCTTTTGACTGATAATGATGTCTGCAGCCAACTTCTCCGAATTCGGTTGATCCTGGTTCACCAACGGGAAATATTTGTCTGCTACAGTTTTTCGGTTGCACAGCACCACAAGGTCTGGATTGTCCTGATGAACTTCATCGATCATTTCATCGACTAAGGTCATCACCAAAGCATCTACATTTTTATAATCACCTGTTTTTCCGATGATAATTTTCCCAGTGGTTGCACCTGAAGAAAGGACACGTGCTTGATTTTCTTCACGCATTTTTTGTAACCAACCTTTGTTTACATCCTGCAATTTTGGATTAGCAACAATGTCGGTTGTAGTCGCAATTGACGTACCATTGAAACCAATCATGATACGGTCAAGGGCTTGGCGTTTATGGATTTGACCGCTAAAACGAGCATAGAAATCTTTAAACTTCGCCCATTGATCCAGTTTTTGATATTTGATAGCTGTATCAAAGTCCGTTTTACGGCACATATAGAAACGCTCATCCATACCTGACGGATCTTTTGCTTGACGATCCGTATTATCCGTATTGGTACGTGAAGCAATCGGTCGAGAAATGCCAAGTCCTACGGCTGAACCTGATTGTTCTTCCACCAAAAAGACATTAATTTTCTTTAAGAATGCCGATGACAACTGGATTTTATCTTCCAGCTTTTGCTGAACAGTTGGGGCAACTGTAAACTTTTGAGAGACTTTTTCTACACCGTTTAGTTTTGCCAATTCCTTCATGGCAGCACTGAATTTAAAACGTGTTTCTGTACGCATAAGATTTACTCTTTATAATTTTAATGAAGGGTTAACATTCAACTTTTTCGGAGAATGTGTTGTTACCTGATTTAGGACGAGGTTCTTGTTCAGGTTCACCTTCCAGTTTGGTTTTCAAGTCATTGAAATCTTTTTGCAGCTGCTCATGCGCTGTGTTCAATGTATTGAAATTGCCTTCAAGTTTTGAAACAGCTTGACCTTGATCTGCTGTCTCTTGTGCAATTTCAAGAATGGCTTGTTCCTGTTCTGAGAAAGACTCCGCAGGCTTTTTCTCTACTTTTTCTTTTTTGCTAAATTTTTCTTTTACTTTTTGGATTAAGCCTGCGGAATAGGATTGCTGCTCTTTGACCTCTTCAAATTCGAGAGAGACTTCTTGAGAAGCAGTAAAGAGATTTTCAGGGCGCTGTTTTTTATCAGTAAATGGATTTACTTTGGCACCCGCTGCAAACTGCAACATTTCTGTTCCCAGTGATGCAGGACTGTCTGTTGCAGCAAGGCCGACTAAATACGCTTTACCTTTATTGGCAAAATTTGGATCAACTTCAATCGATGTATAAACTTTTTGTTTTTTCTGATTGAGTGCAATTAAGCTTTCCGTAGGTTCAATCTGAGCAAACAGCGCATCTTTTTCTTCACCATCGATGGTGACTTTTTCAGTTTTGAGTGCCAATACATCGCCATAAGCACCAAATACGCTATCGGGAAAAGGACTACGGATATGCTCAACATTGATACGCGCACCATAGGTGTTTGGATCATAGTTTTCAGCCATTTGGATAATCCAATCTGCCTGAATTTCTCGACCATCCGTAGTGTCCCCTGCTACAGCAATACAGAACCACTTGGATTTATATTTTTTATCTTCTTTGCCCATTTGCAAACCTATTCAGTAAATTGATTGTCGGATAAAAATCACGTTTTCGAATAGGTGCAGAATGGGCAATGTCACATGCCGTCTGCAATCCGAATTCCTTGTATATAACTCACATACAAATTAATCAGACTGCTAAAAAGACACGGTACTGCCAATGTTTGCACATTAAAGCAAACAGCCCTTGGCAATGAATGATCTATCTCCAATCGCAAATTTACATCTGATAATGGACAACAAACTTAAAGCTAAATTTCTATATTGGCTTGGGTGGAAAATTGTCGATATTGCAGAAGTACTGAATGAAAATGAGCGAACGGTTCAGGCATGGAAAACACGTGAAGATTGGGAAAAAGAGAAACCCGAAAATCGTGTTGAAAATGCTTTAACTGTTCGCTTAATGGTGCTCATTCTTAAAAATAAAAAGACATCGGGTGACATTAAAGAAATTGATATGTTGATGCGGGCGTATAAGGAATTTGCCCGTATTGAAAAGTATCGCAATGATGGTACCGAAGCGGATTTGAACCCTGAGATCCGTAAGCGCAATTCTGCACCACGCAAAAAAGTCCCGAATCATTTTACCGAAGAACAAATCGAAGAACTGGTACTGGCATTTGAAGAAAACCTATTTGAATACCAATGGAACTGGTATCGGGCAATGGATCAACGTTCCCGTGCAATTCTAAAAAGTCGACAAATTGGTGCAACCTATTATTTTGCCCGTGAAGCCTTAATTGATGCTTTGAAAACTGGTCGAAATCAGATTTTCTTGTCGGCTTCTAAAGCGCAAGCCCATATTTTTAAACATTACATTAAAGCCTTTGCAGCCGATGTTTGTGGGGTTGAACTGACGGGAGATCCGATTGTTTTATCCAATGGTGCAGAGCTGCTGTTTTTGGGTACGAATTACCGAACTGCACAAGGTCACCACGGTAATTTTTACTTTGACGAATTTTTCTGGACACATGGTTTTAATGAGTTGGAAAAAGTTGCCTCGGCAATGGCGCTACATAAGAAATGGCGCAAAACCTATTTTTCTACACCTTCAACCATTACCCATGAAGCCCATTCTTTTTGGACTGGGGAGCGTTTCAATAAAGGACGTCCAAAAAATAAACAAGTCAGGATTGATGTTTCTCATGATGCACTAAAAAAAGGGCGTCTATGCGAGGACAAAATTTGGCGACAAATTGTCACGATTTTGGATGCAGAGGAAGGCGGTTGCGACTTATTCAACATTGAGGATCTGAGGTTTGAATATTCAGCCGATGATTTTCAAAACTTGTTGATGTGTGAGTTTGTCGATGATGGCCAGTCGATGTTCCCACTTAATATGCTACAGCATTGCATGGTGGACAGTTTAGAAAATTGGGATGATTTCAAAGTTTGGCACTCGCGCCCATTTGCCAATAAACCTGTGTGGGTAGGCTATGACCCTGCTTTGACTGGTGACAATGCAGGCTTGGTTGTGGTTGCTCCCCCTGCTGTAGCAGGTGGTAAATTCCGAGTTCTGGAACGTCATCAATTTAAGGGCGATGACTTTGCACAACAAGCTGAACATATTCGCAGTATCACTTTACGTTACAACGTCACTTACATCGGTATTGATACTACGGGCATGGGCGTAGGTGTCGCTGAACTGGTTCGTCAATTCTTCCCTGCTGTACATGCCTTTAAGTATTCACCCGAAGTTAAATCTCAATTGGTTTATAAGACTTTAGATGTCGTTCGCAATGGACGACTTGAATATGACGCAGGTGATAAAGATTTAACGCAGTCGCTTATGAGCATCAAAAAAACGATGACTGCCAGTCAGAAGCAAATCACCTTTACTGCAGGGCGTTCAGAAGAAACTGGGCATGCGGATCTGGCTTGGGCACTTATGCATGCCATTTATAACGAACCATTGGCAGGGATTACCGAAACAAATACATCTATGGTGGAGATTTATTCATGAATCTATTTTCAAACGCAAAAAGTTTGATGAACTCAGCTTTAAGCTATTTACCGCAACCTGTACAACAAGCGATTCCTCAAAAGGCAGAAGCCTTTTCCTTTGGTGATGCTGTTCCTGTTCTAGATGGACATGATTTATCTAATTATATGGAATGTTGGTTCAATGGTCGGTGGTATGAACCTCAAGTGAGCCTTGAAGGTCTATCCAAAAGTTTTAAAGCCACGCCTTATTTGAGCAGTGGCATTATTTTCAAACGTAATTTCTTGGCGAATTTATTTGTTCCTCATCCCAAAATGAGCCGAAAGGCTTTTGAACAAATAGGTCTCGACTTTATCTGGTGCGGAAATACTTATGTTGAAGATGTTCAATCACGGTTAAGAAATACGATTGAATATAAGCCTGCTTTGGCTAAATACACTCGCGCAGGCGATTTCTCTGGACAATATTTTTATTTGAACAATAGCCACAAAGGTTATGAGGAATATGAGTTCCCACAAGATCGCATTTGCCATATTCGTGAAACGGATATCGATCAGGAAATCTATGGAACGCCTGAATATATTTCTGCACTTCAAAGCGCATGGTTGAATGAATCGGCTACGCTCTTTCGTCGCAAGTATTATAACAATGGATCTCATGCAGGATTTATCTTGTATGTAAATGACCCTGCTTCCGATCCGAATGACATTACCGCATTACGAACTGCCTTAAAAGAAAGTAAAGGACCAGGAAACTTTAGAAATTTATTTTATTACAGTCCGAATGGGAAAAAAGACGGGATTCAAGTCATCCCTACTTCTGAGATTGCAGCAAAGGATGACTTCACCAATATTAAGTCCATAACGCGAGATGACACTTTGGCTGCTCTGCGTATTCCACCGCAATTGATGGGTATCGTACCCAGTAATGCAGGTGGCTTTGGCGACATCAAATCGGCAACTGAGGTTTTCTATCACAACGAGATTATTCCTTTACAATCCCGTTTGCTTCAATTTAATGAATGGGCTGGCGATGAAATTATTAAGTTCAATAAATATGAACTCATTCAACCAAAATAATCATAAAACATAAGCCATAAAAAAAAGCCCTAAGGGCTTTTTTTTATGGGGTTAAAAACTTTAAGAGTTTTACTAATTCCTCATTTACATGATTGATCACGATTTCACCTAAAGCATTTTCACAATCTGTATAAGATAATTTATCGAGTTCCTCATGTAACATTAACAATTTACTTTTTGCACGTTCAATATTCATTTCAACAACACCCATATCTTTCATAAAATACCTATAAAACAGTTATTTAAATCATCTTTATGACAAGGATTTTCGCTCCATTCCAACTGTATTGCAAGCAAAAAATAAGACATTTTTGTCTTATTTTATATTGATAGTAAGACAAATTTGTCTTATAATAAGTTATTGTTTAAACAAGGTGAAGCTTATGAGCTACAACGAATTTAAACGATGGCTTCTAGCACAAGGTGTTGTTATTTTGCGGAAGGGAAAAGGATCACACATGATTATTGAGTTAAACGGTAAGAAAAGTGTTTTCCCCAACCACGGAAAAAAAGAGATACCAGAAGGCACTCGTTTAAAGATCAAAAAGGATTTGGGGCTTTAGCCTCAAATCCTACGTAGCTTTTAAGTTTAAGCTCGAACCGTTAGTCGAGGTAATTATAAAATGAAATATGCAGTCCAAATTGTTCAAGAAGGCGATGCCTTTCTTGTAAGTGCTCGTGATCTGCCTGAGTTGAATAGTGTTGGATATTCATTAGAAGAGGCTTTATCTGAAGCCTTGGATGGTATCGAGACAGTATTTATGTTGTATATGGATGATCGCAAGGCAATTCCTTTGCCATCTGATCAGGAAGATGGTGAGTATCTCGTCCACGTTCCTGTTTTGGTTGCTTCAAAAATCTATCTATACAATGAAATGTTAGATCAAAAAGTTACTAAGGCAGAACTCGCTAGACGCTTAGGTGGTATCCAGAAAAATGCAGATAGATTGTTATCATTAAAACATGGTACCAAAATTGAAGCAGTTGAAGATGCATTCAAAGCACTAGGCAAAGAGTTGAAGATTCAAATCGCCTAATACCTTCCAAATAAAAAAGCCTGCACATGCAGGCTTTTTTATTGCCCTTAGAAAATTACCCACAAATGAGAGTCATTCCCACCTACCACACCCCCACCCAGAGCCGCGCAGTTGCCCCACCCCACCTACGCTCTCTAAATGTGGCTGTTTTACTGCAAAGGCAGGATAAAGCGAATCTGCGCGAAATGAGCGCTATTACACGTGATGTTCAAAGGAAAGGAATAAAACTTAATACTTCATTCTACTGCAAAATACTATTTTCCACATTCTTCGGATAA